AAAAGTCTACCCCAAAACAACAAATGTTACAAGAACATTGTACTGCTCTGGGTATTCTCGATGAGTTATGTCGAAACCTCTCCCGCAAAGGTTGCGGGGATAAGGCGTGGTCCACTATCGCTAGAGCCAAGCTTCCGAAGTCACTTTCGTGCTTTAAGGAAATTCTTGGTATTCGGCGATATGAACCTGTCCACGGGACTTGTCATCCCACGAACCGCCCTAAGGTCTCTAAGGGTGCTCACTGGTGTGTAGAGGGGGAATCGGCCTATGAAGCCGCTTTCTTTAGCCGAGCTGTGCTGGAAGTCCTTCTGGACTCAGCGCCCAAGCTTCTCTCTTTACCAGTGATGGAAATGTTAGAGATTTATCTTGTTGCCAGATCTTGGCCTCAAGACAGGTTCCAGAAGTACGCGAAGTATGTGACCGTATATCCTATGGCCGCCTTCATGCGCTTCCGAAACCCTTTGAACGAATTGCCAGAGGTCCCAGCGGGCTTCGAAGGTTCTTCGCTAGTCTTTAGTGGGAGAGTCAAAAGATTTCTCACTAATAGGCTCTATAGAGCCCGATCACAGACAGCGAAGAATGCCCGACTCTGGCAAGGATTTCTGAATGGTGTGAAACGAGGTTGTGCTCCTATGACAGAATCAGATGTGCATGCACAAATGATCGCTCATAGAAAGATTTTGAGCCAACCTCCCACTGATTATAACGAAGAAAATTGCCGGTTTTGGGTGGAACGTCTCACTGAGAAGTTCAAAAGTCCAACTCCTAAACTCTACGAGGCGAGTACATCTGCCTCGTGGGAGTCCCTCCGTTCTGAGGGAGGCGCCCGCGCGTATATTCGGCCATCACTAAGTAACGAGTTACTAGCGATGATCGAGACGCGTCCTGGCGTAGTTGAGTCGGCTTTCGGCTATCCTCTTCCAAATATCGACGATCTCGTTGAAGAACTTGTCAACGACGTCGATCTATGGATAGATGAGGACGGAACCATTACCAAAACCATAACACGCAAAGAGGATCTGACCTTAGATACTATGGTTAGTGCAGTCCTTGAACCTTTGAAGGTTCGGCTGATCACTAAAGCCAATAGTTTCCATTCGTGGGTGAGTAGGTTTATGCAGAAGGCACTGTGGCAGTACCTTGTGCGTATCCCCGCTCTTAGCCTTACGGGATCTCCTCTTGGCTCGGTAGACCTACACAACTTACTCCGTAGGGAGAAGAAGATAGGTATAACCGACTTCGATCAGTGGGTGTCTGGAGATTATTCATCAGCCACGGACAATTTGAATATCCGCTTCACCAAAATGGTCTTCGAATCTTTCCTCGAGAAATGTTCATTCTCGGAGGACTTGAAGATCGTCTTGCG